GTCAAAAGTTGATGTGCACGAAAGTGCAGCCGACGATGATTTTATCGATTGTGATGAGGAGGTTGCTATTCCTGTTGGTTTACCTAATTCTGGTGTTCGTAAGAATATTAAGAGTTTATTAGCACAGTGGCCTGTTAGCTCTAAAGCTTCAGCTCAACAAATTGCTATAGATGCTTTACAAGCGTCTGGTCAAACTGTTAGAAATGGTATTGGTTATGTGTCGAAACGTCCAATTGATGTTTTTGCACGTCTTCAAGTTTGGTTTTTTGGTCTATGGGTCACTATTTGTGTTAAAGCAAATAATGTTGGCGAGTGGATCATGTCTAATAAAATTAAATTTGTCGTATGCACTGTATCGCTTGTAATTTTAGCCTATTTTGGTTATCAATATACTTCCGGTTCCAGCTTTTTTGAAGCTGGGAAAATAAAAAAGAAGGGTGGTAAAGGTAATAAACGTGTTGTTAGAAGACGCGCTATGAAGCATGCTATGAAACATGGTGGTCACGATGGTGATCACAATGTTTCTGGCCCTAAAACTGCGAAGACTGAACAAGTTCGTTCCGGTTTTGCTGTGTGTGTCAAGCCAAGTTTGTATACTGTTGTTATGACAGATAAAACTGGTCTTAAATCTAATGTTAATGCGTATCCTGTTGGTCCTAACTTGGTAATCCCAAGACATGGTTGTTCAGGTGCTGTTACACTTAATATTGTAGTCAATGGTAAGGAATTCGCTTTAGCTGATGTTGCTTATATTTGTAAAAATATGGCCGATCAATTGTGGTTTAAAATACCTAAGGATTGTCCTAAGTTAAAACTCAATAAATTTGAATATCGTTCTCCTAGTGTTGGTGAGACAGCAGCCCTTCATTGGGTTGATAATGGTGTCGACGTTAATACGATTGGCAAAATTGGTGCTGTTCACCACCTTGGTAAAGATTCTGATATCGAAGTACAAGACTTTGATTCCTCTTCGAAAGCTGGAGCCTGTGGTGGTATTTATATCTCCGCTCGTGATGGCTGTGTAATTGGATTTCATGGAATTGGAAATGCTAGTGTTTCTGTCAAACCTCAGTTCTATCCCCTTAATGGTGGATGGTATGAAGAGTTAAAGAAATCTAACAACGGTAAAGTTTCATTCGATTTTAAAAAAGATGTTGAGTATACTAAAGTTTTTACTGAATGTATAAATAACAAAAATTCTACTAAGCATTTAAAATGTTAAGGGAGCAACAAGAACTAGATCTTCTTTTTGCTCCCTATCCTCCAGATTTTATCCGTCGATCTAACATTTGTCTTCCTGATTTGGGTGAGTTTCTCCCCTTTATCGGAAAAATACAACGTCACTTTAAACCTAAAGTGCCGGATTATTATGATGAAAATGTTGATGGGTATATCAAATCTGTTGGTGATACTCCTTTAAATTATAAAAAATATATTGTTGTTCCGAAGAGTTTGGGTCTCGCTTCTGCTGCTTTATTGCGGTATAATCGTGAGCCTGATCCGTTCTCTCCGGAAATTTGTGGTCTGTATGATATTGCAGGCGACTGGCTTGAAAAAGAGTTTGGTCACTACCTTAGCGACAGTAAAATTAGTTCTTATGAAGAAATAGTTGAGTGGTTAAAACCGAATAAGTCTCCAGGATTACCCTGGACTTACAAGTACCCTCTGAAATTTGATTTTTGGAATTCCCCTGATGCTGACTTTTTTGTTCAGTATTGGAACGTTTTGAACACGCCTGATTATATTCGGTCGCTGTGTTCTGTTTCGATTAAAGAGGAAGTACGTCCGCTAACGAAAGTTTTGAATAACGAAGTTAGAAC